CGGTGTCGCTTTTGCCTTTGCGCCGGGTTCTGTTGTCCGGTGATCGAATCCATGTATATAGCTCCTAAAGAGTTGGTTACAAGTACTAAACAGACATCGAGGATAAGCGCCGCGAGCACGCCGGCCGGATCCTCGACAATTTCACACTCATCCAAGCGCGCCGCCGGCCGCGGCCGCGGAACTTGACGCCGGCCGCACAGCCGCGGCCAATGTGCCAGATCATCTCCCATTACTCCGGGTTTGCTGGTAAAACTGCAAATCGTGATTGAGCTCAGAAAGCGCCGCGTCAATTTTGGCGAGCCGGTTTGTGAGCTCCCGATCTTGCATGTTCGCCGCGCGCTCGAGCTCCGCTAGCCGCTTATCAACTTCGCCGTCGTGTTTGATCATCGCCGTCTGATTGCTGTACAGCGTGAAGAAGAACAGGACGCCGGAAGCGAGCAGAGGCCCGACTTTTAGACTCCATTCCACCCACAGGCCGAGCGACGGCGTTTTTTCATCTGCCATTTAGCGCCGCCAGTTGCCAGGCCAGAGGAACGTATACCAGCGCCGGCGACGTTCCGGCGGCCGCTCTTGCACCTGCACCCGCGGCGCCGCGGCCGGAGGCGAAATCACGGTAGGAGGCGGAACGTTGACCGTTACAGGCCGGTCCGCGGCCGGCGCCGGCGTTTCTTCCGGCGTCTTATTCGGCGCGTCGCCCACCGCTTGAATCGCCCGCGTCGTCGTGTCGAGAGCTTTTGTAACCGCGACCGTCGCCGCTTGTGTCTGCGTTTTCGAGGAGGCCGCGCTCGAGTCCGCGGATTGCTTCACTTGCGCGCGTAACCGCGTGAGCAGGTTCCCGAGATCGAGCCGCGCCGCGGCGCCTATCTCGAGCGCAGTATCTACCTTCCAGAGCAGTTGATCGAGCCGGCGGCCAGTTTCGCGCCGCGATTCGACATCCGCCCGCTCTTGTTCGAGCCGCGCCGAGTGCACATCGAACGTTATGGCGACCGCGCACATTACGCCGGCGCACATACTCACGATCGCGGCCGTGAGCGCGTACTCAATAAGCGCCCGGAGGCGAGGAGTCATGATACCGGCGTTTCAGGTTCGAGCTTCCGCGAGAGTGTTACGAGCGTCTCGAGCTCCTCATCTGTGAGCTCCGCTAGCCGCGGATCCGCGACCGGAATGGATCCGCCGGCCGGCCCGGAGAGTTCGACCGAGGAATTTTCGCGGTACTTCGCCGGCAGGAAGCCGCGGAGTAAGAACATCATCATGCCGTCCGAGTACTTCCGAATGGCCAGAGGCGCGCCGTACTCTTCCAAGACCGGCCGGCCGCCCTCGTGAACGATCGCGCCATCCGCGCCGCGCTTCGGCCGCGTTTTGTACTGGAATCGCCCCTTGTACGTGAGAGGTTCAAGTACCCCCTCGTTCGCGCGCCGTATCGCCTCATCCTCGAGAATTTGCGCCGCTTCGCGTTGTGCGGCCGCGAATTGCGCCGGATACTCCGGATCATCCACCAGCCAGCGATAATGGAGAGCCCGCTCAATGCGCGCCGCGCGCGCCGCTTTCGTGATCGAGGCCGTTCGGACGTAGGCAGCCAGGAAAGCCCCTTTCTTCGGCAGCCCGCGGCGCCGTTTCGCCGGCATTAGAGCCCCGCGACCGCTTCCGCGTCGAGTTCGACCTCGACGGCGCGATGGAAAATCTCGACGTTCACAACCAGGCGGTAATGAGTCCGCACTTTTGACACGATGCCCTCGACGCCGGCGAGCGCGCCGCGTTGAATCTTGACCGCTTGCCCGCGCTTATATTCGGCCGGCAGCAGGGGAAGCGCCGAGGCGCAGAGCTTCGCGATGGTATCCACTTCCGCATCGGCGACCGCCTCCGGCGCCAGGTTTGAAGGTAAGAGTAGAATATGCGGCCGGAGCTCGAGCAGCTTCACCACGTCGCCCGCCTCCGGATCCACCCGCGCGAACAGGTAGCCAGGAAATAACGGCCGTTCCATCGTTTTGATGCGATCGCTCCATTTACTCTGGACCGTGTACAGCGGAAGAAATTCCTCAATCGCCAGTTCCCGCAATTGCCCCTGCACGCGCCGCTCCCGGTTGCCGTGTCGGACCTGGAGAGCGAACCAAGTAAGCATTTAGAGCAGGTTTCAGCGCAGCCGCGGGCGTCGCCAGTCCCAGGAACCGCCGGCAAACAGCCATCCCCGTAATAGTCGCCAGTTTTCGAAAAGTGGCGACTATTGCGGCATGAAGAACTGGCACAAAATTCTAATCGCTGTTTTGAGCGCCGGCGCAGCCGCGACCGCTATTTTTGTGAAGAACCCGCAGAGCAAAGAGACCGCGGAGAAGATCGAGGAGACCGTAGGGAAGGTTTTAGGAGAAGTGGCCGAAAATCGGCCATAGTGACAGGCGGGAAATTGTCAGGATTCAGACCGGCCGGCGGAGCAGCTTCCGCGCGGCCGCGGCCAGATCCGCGGCCAGTGGCGCGCAGAGTAGGACCGCGAACGCGACCAGGCCGCCCGAGATAATGGAGGCGAGCGCGTCCATAATCACGGCTTCAGCCGGTAAAACGCTATGAATTTATCTTGCGGATCCGGCGGAGGGTTCGGAATGATGATCTGACCCGCTACCACCGTGTAATCGTTGAACTCCGGCCGCATGAGCAGCCCGTTCCGGTAGAACCGCAAACTCGAGCCGTCCGCGTCGCCGTCAGGGATACCCTTCAGAATCAATTGAGCGCCCACGACCGCCGGAACGTCGCCCTCGACGTACTTAACCCCGTAAGTCATGCGCGCGACTCCGAGCAAACGGCGTACTTTGCATGCTCAATAATGCGCGGCCAAGAGGTTCGAACGCCCAGGATAGCGGTAACGTATCGCTCGCGTTTCATGCGTCGCTCCGAGGCCCGCAGAACACAGCCCATCGCAACCGCCGCGTACCCTTCGCGCTTGCGCGCGACGTGGCCCGCTTCCCACACCAGCCGCTCACGTTCCGCGCGAGCCGGCGCCAGCCGCTCCGCATGGAGCCGCGCCTTCATCTCCCGCTGTAGTCTTTTGAGCCGCGCTTTGCTAAACATGCCAGAGATTTAGAGGCGCGCGGCCGCCAAAAATCAGGCTAGGAAAAGGTTAGGTCGAGGTCATGCTTCCGCCGCGGCGTTATCCGCTTTCGCAACCACGGTAAGCACCCGCGGCCCGACCGCTTCCAGCGACACGACGGCGCCCAGGATGTCTTTTGGAAAGTGTTCCTCGAGCGACTTCAACGTGAGAAAAGAGGCCGCGGCGAAGCGCGCCGGCCCGACCAGCCGGAGCAGTTCGGCTTTATCAACGACGCTCGAATTGCCCGCTTTACCCAGCAGAACAACCCAGGTTTCCCCCTCAACTTGATAACGTTTCCCCGGATCGCTTTTTCCAAACGCGGCCCGAATCGCGGCCCGAAGTATTTCGACGCGCGCGAATTTCGGCTTATATGCTTCGATTTCTTTCTCGAGGTCGCCGAGCTCATCAACCATCTTGGAGAGAGCCTCTCGAGCCTTTTCTTTTCTCGTCATTGCCTCAAATAGTCGCCACCCGCGCGCGAGTGGCGAGTGCGATCCCCTATCTCGTACCGCCCTTATTTGAAATGCTACTGGAAATGCGAAGGGCATTCTGGTACGTTTGAACCATTCATTTCCCGGCGCAACACCGGGAGATTCCCTCCCATAAGCAAGACCCCGAAAACCAATTACACCGAATACACACGGCGCCGCGGCGCCGCGCCGAATTTGCCTATGATGAGTGAGTCATGCTCGAGACTCAACAAAGCGCGCTATGGTGTGCGTGCGGCCAAGCACAGATGCAAAGCAACGGACGCTGTAGCACCTGCAACCGGCGCGAGCGTCTCAGCCGCGAGAAATTCGGAGGCCAGCGCGGAGACGTTCTCGAGCGCGACGGTTTCCGGTGTCAATGTTGCGGCGCGATCGAGGATTTACTCGTACATCACCGCCGGCGCGTCGATCAGGCCCGCTGGTTGATCACACTCCGGCGCGCGTGTCACACGCGCTTGCACCGGACCAAGTACCCGAGCTTCGCGTTTCCGGATTTCCTCCGGCAATTGTGGCGCGAGGCCCATCCCGGTATAGCCGAGCAATTGTGTTTGCAGTTGTCCGATTTTTGCGGACAACTCGAGACCGCCGAGCAGCCGGCGCTATTCGATGACGGCCGCCAGTTTCTTGGAGTGGCCAGCGCATGAGCGAGCCCGCGCCGCGCGTGCACCTCGTCCAGTGTCTTTGTCCCGCGCGTCATTGCATCATGGCCGGCGCCGGCGAGGAACCGCCAGGCACCGCGGCCGGCGCCGTCGACGGACTCAAGGCAGGAATTGAAGAAGCGATCGCGGCCGGCGGAATGAATCCCTGGTGTGAGCTTTGCCGAGCGCCGCGCGATCAGTGGAGCTTCGAAGTGGCGACCATCGAGAACCGCAAACTCGCCGAGCTCTTACCCGCGCTCAAGCACCAGGAGGCCGCCCAACTTGCGACCCAGGCCGCCATCATCGCCGAGCGCCGCGCCAGCCGGAACTAACGGACGCGCGAAGGCGCCGCGATCCGAACTTGAGACACGTTCGCCGGCGCGAAATTATCCACAAAAAACGCTATTGAAATAGTACCGCCGCGCATTCCCAAGGCCCGATTATCCGCCTATGCTGTTTCTGTGTTCAGGCAATCCAAAGTAAACAAAGGCGAAGCGCAGACGAAGACGCGCGCGCGATCGCGATCCCCCGGAAAAAGTTAAAAGCGCGGCCGGTGTGTTAATCCGGCCGCGCTCTTTTGTTTTGAGCTCACTTGTGAGCCCGTCAACGTGCCACCGCCGGCGGAAGTGAGACTCGAGTTGTTTTTCAGGCGCCCAGTGTGTGATGCCTAAGAACAGATCCCATTCTGACCTGTTCTTAGCTGGGACGCCAAACCGCCGCGGTTTTTTTGCCCCGCGGCCGTACTGGAACCAGAAATCATGTCAGATAGAACTTTTCTCTCTCATTCACCAAAAAGTGAATCCGCCCCCGCTTCGATGTCGGGAGGCCAACAATGAGCGCGGCCGCGACCGCGCCGATAAAAGACCAGAACCTCGCGCTCATCGTCGCGATGGGAGGCAGCCGCGAGCGCGGATACGACCCCATCCCGCCGGATCAGTACGAGGCGTTTTTAGATGAGGAGCTCCAACTCACGCCGCGAGCCCATCGGATGCTCGCTTGGTTGCGCTCGAGTTGCCTCCGGCCGAAGCGATGCGGCCGCACTCCATACGCCGCGGACGAGCGGAAGCGGCCGCTCCGCTTGTCGGATGCCGCGGACCAACTCGGATGGGATGCGCCGGCCGCATGGCGCGTCTGGAAAGAGCTCGAGGAGAAAAGCCTCGTAACCAAAGACAAGGACGGAAAGCTATGGCTAAATGGCACCGTTCAGCCGTGGCGAAAGAAAAGCGAATTAGAAGAAACGGGTATCCACAAAAAAACCTGTACAGACAATTTGCCGCGGTACATTGTCGTTCAAATTGAACGACTTCCAGAAATCAGCCAGCGCAGGGTGCACCTCGCGATCGAGAAGGTAAGCGAACTCGAAAAGCAGTACGTTAGAGATGCCATTTTCGGCGCCCGCGAGTTGCTGATGGAGCTCTTGTATGAGGTTCTAGCCCAAGAGGGAATCGTTCTCCGCCGGCAAAAAGCCGCAGACGATGAGGCAGCAAACACGGCGCGAATTGTAAAGTTGATTACGCCGAAATTGTCTGTACAGGAAATTTACGCCGCGGCCGACGAGCAACTCGTACAGGCAATGCAAACGGCGCCGTACACCGTCGAAAGCGACACCGTACACGTTTCGCATCCTTATTCACCAGAGGACAGAGAAGAGAACAGAGTAAGTGCAGGAGAGCCAGAGGCGCCGGCCGGTTTCAGTTGCGAGGACTCACTCACTGACGAAGACGCGGCCGCAGTAGTAGCGGAAGCCCAGGAAGACGGAACACCAGCAGCCGATGACACGACACCAGCGAACCCCCTTCCTGTTGAATGCGGGGAGAGCACGCCAGCGGCCGCAGTGAACGACGGCCCGGCCGTGGCTTATGTCGAAAAGCTGTTCTGTAAACCCCTCAACCCCACACTCCGGAGCCAGTTTGTAAAACTCGCACCGGAGCACGGAATTAGCCAGATCGCCGCGGCGCGCTTCCTACTCGACAAGACGGAAGAGAAGATCCGCAAAGGGTACGCGATCGACGGCCCGCCGGCGTTGCTGAAGTTCGCCCAGGCCGACTTACCGGCGTGGATTGCGTTAAATCGGCCCTATCTTGCGCGCACAGCGGCGCAGACGCCCGCCGCGGACGTGCCCGAGCCCTTTGACACCCCCGCGGAGAAACTCGCCAGCCTAGAGCGTTTTATAGCCGAAACACCGGACCACCCGCAGATTGACGAATGGCGACGCGACGCGGCCGAGCTCCGCGCGCACCTGGGAGCAGACGCGCCGGCGCCCTACCAGCCGGAGCCGCCGGAAAACGAGCTCGCCAGGCTAGAGGCCCAACTCACCGAGACGCCGGCAGACGATCGACCGGCCCGCTATGTATTGAAAAAGAAAATTGCGGGAATCCGCGAGCTACTCGCAGCGGAGCTAGTCGCGGCCGTGGAGTACATCGCGGCGCACCCGGAAGGCCCGGAACGCGAACGGCGCGCCCGGATTGAGAAACTCCGGCGCGTTCTCGAGTCGAAGCGCCGCGCCGCCGGCAGCTAAGAGCCGACGCCCAACGCTTTCCCGAGTTCGCGCCAAATTTCTTCGCCACTATACGGCCGGCCGTTCATATCATGCGGCCGCGGGATACCCATTTCCTTCAGTAGCCGCAGACCCGCTTCCGCGCGGAAGCCATCGAGACTCTCGAACGTGCGCCGCGTTTTCGCGTACTCGAGCCGCATCTTCTGTTCCGTTGCTTGGAAACGCCTCCGGATAGCTTTAGAACTTTGGTCTCTACGCTTGTGTTTGAGCACGTAATCACGCGCTAGTTTTAATTCCCGGATCCGCTCCCGAAACTCGAGCGCGAACTCCGCCAATTTCCGCCGCGATTCCGGATCCTCCGGCGACTTGCGACGCTTCATTTCAATAACCAAGTTTGTTTCTCCCTGGAAAGACTCAACGAACACCACACACAAACACTGAAGTTTTCGCGCCCACACCCGGCGCGCGACCCGTAACAATTTGACGAACGCCAGCGCCGCCGGCGTTGCTTCGCATCATAGTCTTGATTCAGTAGGGCAAAGAAGGAAAAATGCTCGAATTACGGGATTTCGCGCTAAAACGCGCTCTGAGCGCCCTCATTGACGAACTCCCACACAGCGACCGCGCCGAGCTCGAGGAACGCGCGCAAAGCCTAATAACCATAGCGGAAGAGGCTTCTGTACCAATCGAGGAGCTCTTACGTTGGATTCGCACAGAGGCGCCCGAGAAAGAGTATTCTCTGAGAGAGTGGCGCGCGTACTGCCAGCAGAGACCCACACCGTAAACCGCGATTGTCGCTATTGTCACGGAACCGGAGAGGTTCCGGAGGATTCAACGCGGTACATCACTTGCCCGAAATGCCGCGGGAAGTGCACCGAGCAGGTTTTGAGACCAGGCGAGGCGCCCGCCGTGTTCGATCCGCCGGCGCAAGCGAGCCTATTCGCCACCGCGGACGCGGCCGCGTTCGATCCGAAATGATAGAGCCCGTCTATATGTGCCCGGCGTGCTTTCACTGCTTCCAGGTCAGGCCCGGCGGAACGTTTGAGACCCGCCGCGGCGAGCTAGTGTACGTGTACGCGAAACCAGAGCCGCACGCTTGCCCGAAGTGCGGAACGATGACGGCGCCGCCCGAAGCGAGCGCGCCCGCGGCCGCCTAAAGCGCATGTTGTACTGGGTCAGTGTCGCGTGTTACAAGACCGGCGAGTTTCTAGGAGTCGCGATCATCAACCGCCCGAGCGCGAGCGAGGCCGCAGATGTGGCCGTAGTCATGAGCAGAAACCCGCATATCTGCGAAGCCTGTACAACCCCGATCCCGGCCGGCGAAGCGATCCCCGCCGAGGCCATCGGCCGCCTCTTATGCGAGCCGGAGATTAAGCGCCTCTTTCCGGAATCGTTACCCGTTGCGCTTGATCACGTCGAAGACGCGCCCGGAGACGTGGAGCGCGAACCCGCGGCGCCGCCGGCCGAGCACTTGCCGCGCGTTCAGTAGTACAGTTTTCTATTGTGCGGGACATCGTGACATTGCATCATTGTCACGATGCCCGAGATAGACCTTTCCGAGTGGCCCTCCGTCGACCAGGCCGCCGTACAGCTTCGCACGTCGAGACGTTCCGTTATTCGAGCCAACGAGCGCGGAAAACTTGAGTTCCGGAAGCGCGCGCGCGCCGGCCGCAAGCCGGAGAACGTCGTTAATCCGGACGACTTGAAAAAGCTACTCGAGAGCCAGGAGCCGAAGCCGTTCCCGGTGAACATGCCCGCGGCCGCCCCGCTCCAATTTCATCCGGACGCGTTCACGATGACCACCCCGCCGCTTACCGGAGACCACATCGAGCGTTTCCTCGACGCGCTCCGCGAGCTCACCAGCCAGCGCATGTTACCGGCGCCGGAGGCCGCGGCGATCGCGCCGGCGCCGGCCGTGCCGCTTCACCTGAAATTGAACCTCACACTCGAGGAGGCCGCCGTGTACTCCGGATACTCCGCGCGGAAGTTGAGCCAGGCCATCAAGGACGGCCGCTTGCACGCGACGAAGGACGGACGCCGCGGAGCTCTCATCATCCGGCGCGCCAGTCTGGAGAGCTTATGAGCGACCCCAAGGCCGCGGAGATCATTCAGAACCTAATTATTCTGCTACATAATCGCGACTATCACGCCGTTGATGCTGCTCTTGAATACGTCGCGAGAGCCCGACTCGAGCATCCGTTACTCCCTATAACTGTCTCGCTTTTGCCGGAAGTGCAGCGGAGAATTGAAAGCCTTCAGTGAGCCGGCGCGCTAGTCTGGAGAGCTTATGAACGAGCTCACGAGCGAGGAGCTTCTCCAGCGAGTTACCCAGGAGATGATCGACCTCCGGACCTCCGGCGCAGGGATGCGCCTCGAGATCGCGCCAGAGGCCGCGTTCGCCGTCGTCGCCATGTGCCAGCTAGGACTGAGGCACCCGGACGCGACCACCGGAGCCGCGGCCGAGATGGTTCGCGAGTTTATCGACTTGGTAGAGCTCAAATTCGCGCGAGGAAGCGCGCCGCACGTCGCCGAGGCCATCCGCCGCGGAAACAACACGGCCGAGGACATACCGCGCGCGCCAGGCCCGGAGATCCCGCCGGCCGCATTCGGCCGCCTCGAGCGCCCGAACTTCGAGGAGCTTCGCTTTTTTCGCTTGATCGAGGAGCGCATTCCGGATCCAAACGACGGGAGCGAGCTTATCGTTCTCGCTTGCCGCCATCAGAGCTTATATCCGATTCCGCCGCCAGTGAGCCAGGAGTACGCTTATTGCCCGCAGTGCGTTAACGAATACCTCGAGGCCAGCCGAGCGCGCACGATGTAATCGTGACAATAAACCAGCCCGCATTATTCGCGCCGACGTTCCGCGAGCGTGCTCTCAAAGGCCCGCATCAGTTCCGCTTGAAATTTTCTGTTGAGCTCCGAGCTCTCACGCATGAATCGGCTTGATTCGCGCCGCGCACACTCCAACGAAGGCTTAAAAACGCAATAGTAGAGCAGGACAAAGCCGGAAGACAGGCCGAGCGTATAACCGACGATGAACGAAACCCAACCATGCACGCGGCCAAGGGTACTACAACGTAAGCCGCCGGCCCCACAATAGAAGCCATGAACCGCCGAGGTTTTATCGCCGCGATCGCGGCCGCATTCGCCGGCAGGTTTGCCCGCTTCGCGCCGCGCGCCATGCGGCCGCCGGCCCGGAGTACGATTCTCACGCCGACAGCCATAACGCGCGAGGCCTTGATGTTGCTCGAGCGGAATCTCCAATTGACCAGAGCCCGCATCAAGCCCTCCGACCTGGAGGGTTTATCGGAAAGGTTCGCCATCACCGGCCCGAAGATCGGAAAAACGATCAATCTCAAAATCCCGCCGCTATTCACTCAGCCCGCAGAGCTCACGCTATCCATTCGAGACTTTTCCGAGCGCGTACTTCGCCCGCAGCTTGACGCGATGCGTTCAGGAGATCGCGCCGAAGCGCCGGCAAATCTCATCCGCCACAGTGACCCAGACCCGCTGAATTTCATCGCCGAGCTCTGACCAGTCCTTTAACGGCGCGCGCGTCTCGAGACTCACGCCGGCGCAAGCGCGACGATAGGCCTCATACGCGAGCATTCCGCGCTCGAGCTCCCAGGCTTGAGGAATTTCGTTAGTATCCACATGGGCATTATGCAGATGTAGCCTCATTTTCACCGTTTTCCAGGCTGAAGCCCTTTACTTGCAAACACCTAGTCGATATGCAGTTTGACGGAATGTTTTCGGCGCCGGCGCCCGCCGCGCAGAGCCACAAATAGCGCGCCCGCGGCCGCGCCCAGGAACGAGTACACCAGCCCCTTAATCACGCCACCAGCCGCCGGCGTAGCGATCGCAGAGCCGCCCGGTGTATTTGCGAAGCCCGACTCTTGCACACGCCGTATTTATCGCCGATCGCGCGCATGCGGAGCCCATCCTCGTAATGCAGCAGTACCACGCGCCGCTCGAGCGCCGGCAGACCGCGCAGCGCGGCCGCTATGCGAACACCGAGCGCCGCGCGATCAATGGCCGCGACCGCATCGGCTAAACATTCGGAAGCCGGTTCCGTTCCCTCAATTGACGGCCGCTTTGCTTCGACAAAGGCCCCGCGCCGTACTGTGTCGATCATGGCGCCGCGGATCCGCGGCCGCGCATAGGCCGAGAACGGCGCGCCGCCGTGGAGCTCCGGCCGATAGTTGCGAGCCGATTCGACCAAGGCCAGCCGGCCGGCGCCGTGAAGATCATCAACGGAAAACGAACGCGGCAGAACACGCGCCAACGGCCGCGCCAATAAATCGATTAGGTAGAGATGAGCTTCAACAAGCCCACTCCGATCAAACGCGCCGGCCGGCGCCGTCGCCAGAATAGCCCCCCGTTTTCGGCATAATTTGCGCCTCTTATTCGGCTCAATTCTGACACAAAATGCAGGCATAGTGCACATGCAGGTTACACAAAACAAAGGACCGAGGCCGCGGACCGCGTTTTTTAAGCCGAGCCCGCCGTATACTTATGCCGAAAAACCGGCCCCCCGGCGCCGCCGGCCCGCCGCGGACGCTTAGACCCAATCCCGATGAGCATCTGTTACGCGCGCCCGTCGCCGGCGCGAGAAGTGAAGATAGATGTCCGTGGAACTGGAGTCGCGATGGCCGAGCCAATCCTGAATCTCCGCGGCCGTCGCGCCGCGCTCCGCGAGATGCGTTCCGCAGCTATGCTTCAGAGCGTGCATGTGGGCTTTATCGCCCGGAATCCGCGCTAATTTGCAGTATTCCTTCATGAGTTGATCGAGCCGGATCCGCGTGATTCCCTTCCGACCTTGCCGAGATGGAAACAACGGACCCGGATAAGTGCCGCGCTCTTTCAACCAGGCCCGGAGCGATCGGAGCTCCTCATCACAGAGCGAATGTTCTCGAGAAATCGAACCTTTCCCGCGTCTCACAAACAAAACACCGTCGCGATCGCGAAAATCTGCCATCTGAAGAAGCCCGACCTCGTGAGCCCGGAGCCCGCGATGGTAGGAAACGCGGAAAATCGCGCGATCGCGCTTTGATTTGATGACGGAAAAGAGCGCGCGTATCTCCTCTATTTCCAAGTACTTATAGGTTTCTTCTCTCGACAGAGAGGCGCGTTTTGCGGGTTGTACAGTCTCAGCAGACTGACTAACTGAGCGGGAAAACCGCCCTTTTTTGCCCATATATTCGAGGCCCTCGTATTATTTGTACAAGAATTCTGTACAACTCAACAAGCGAATAGAATCAATCGCTTTGTGTGTGCCAGTGCCCCTCAGAACGCAATCGCCGGAGCCAGGCGCGCGCCGGAAGATCGCGGCCGTGTTTCGAGCCCGGATCCGCCGGCGAAGCTGCCAGCCCGCGCGCGTTCACGCGCTAAAGTGTTTGAGCCGATGCCAGAAACCTATGAGCCCGGAATCGTTAAATTCAAGGAGTCGCCCTGCCTCGAGTGCGGAGCCAAGCTAAACGCGGCCGGATCCCCGGAGCACCGCGGCGCGCTTCCAAACCCAGGCGAGCTTCTGATCTGTATTAAGTGCGGCGCCGTGATGATGTTCGCGGACGATCTCACGCCGCGCGGCATGACCGAGGCCGAGATGGACGCGCTCACCGCGGACGCGGAAACGATGGACGAACTTGCGCGCACCGTCGCCCGCGTCCACCTGTTCCGAGCGCAGCCAGCGACGGACAGGGTTCAATAGAGACCATGCCACGCGACGCAGAGCCTTTCACGCTGGAATGGGTTTCCGGAGTCAATCGAAAGAACGAGCCCTTTATTCAACTCGCCAAGGCCTACAAATCCGGGAAGCGCGAACTCATCGCCCAGCTTGATCCGTGGCAGACGCGCGATACAGCCTTAGCCGCGCTCAGTGCGGCCGAGGCCGCGCAGTCCGACGCGCTCATTCTCAAATTCATGAAAGAGCACGTAGGCCTCGACCCTGAGAGACTAGCGATGATCATGATCGAGTTCCGGAACTTGCGCGCCGAGTTCGGCACTTCCACGCCCGCAGATGAGGCCCACTGGAATGCAGTAATGGACGATATCGCGATACAGCGAACCGGGAAGCCCTTCGACCCGACAAAGAAGCAGTAAACGCAAAAAAGGCGGCCCGTTTAGAGCCGCCCTTCTCGCTTCCGAGTTTGAATTGTGGACATCCGCACCGACCAGCTATCAGCCGATGACCCGCTCAGAGTATCACGTCTCGAGCTCGCGAAGCGTGCCGAAATTGGTTATGTACCGCCGGCCCTTGTGATTAGTTTGCACAGTCACGCGGCAGCCGAGCAGCGTTAAGCACAGCACCGGATAGAGTCGCTCCGCTCTCACGGTTTCACCTCGCCGCCGTACTCCGCCTCGCACCGCTCCCAGTGAGAGCAATACGTTCGCGAGCAGGTGTACGAGTCGCGATTCGGCAGGTACAGCCCGGAGCGCATCTGATCGCGTGAGATGCTGTAGAGCCGCTCCGTGAGTTTGCGATCGCTATCGGCGACCGTGAAGCTAGTCTCGTGAAGCCCGACCGTTTTGGTTTTCGTGAGCGTCGTCAAACGCGCTTCGCCGGAGGCCTTCGGCTCGAGCATCGAGTAAGTAGTGATCTGGTTTCGATACGGCGCCGGCGTGCCCGAGGGTTTCTTTGAGGCCGTTTTCAAGTCAATGACGCGGCCGTTTACGTCGAGAATGTCGATATAGCCGCACACCGGAACGTCGCCGATCGCGCCTTCCACCCTATGCTCAATTGCGGCCGGAGTGACGGCCGGCGCGACGCGCTCCATATACATCGAGACCATGACCTCGCCGCAGGTTTTCAAATCGTCCACATCATCATCAGGCGCTAACACGCATGTGTCGAGTTGATCCGTCAGGAAGTCGCCGAACAGTGAGACCACATCCGCGGCCGGCATATCTACACCGCGATCGAGTTTCACGCGGAAATTGCCGAGCAGCGCATCATGCACCGCCGAGCCGAGCGCGAGCGCCGCGCCGCGCGTCTCCGGCAGCCGGAGCACCCGCGAGTAAAACCATTTCACTTGGCAGCCGTAAGCAAATTTATTGACGGAGGAAGGCGAGAGAATTTCCGGAACGAGCGCAGGTTCCGGCGCGCGCGTCGGAACGAGCTCGAGCGCGGCCGAGGCCTCCGGCGCCTCAAACATCGCGATTTGACCAGCCGCGGCGCCACGCGCCAGCCAGCCGCGGAAGCCGAGTACTTCCGCGATTTGTTCATGACTATGCGTGAGCTCCGCGTTAGAGGCAGACCAGAACGGATTACCGGCGCCGCCCTTCGCCGAGAGAGAGGCCGCGCTCATGCGCGACCTCCGTAAATGAACTTATAGAGCTCCGCCGCATGCGTGAGACAGCGCGAATCCGTGACGATATGCCAGCCGGCGCCCGAGCTCATGAGCTCGAGCTCCGCCGTGTAGCCGTGGCCGCGGACCGCTTCGCGGAACTCCAGAGCGCGCTTGAGGCCCGTAAAAGAAAAGCGCATTTTGCAGTGAGGCGATGCAGTTTTCACGCGCGGCCCGCTTTCTTCGACATCTCGATAAAGAGGCAAGCCGTGAGCTTTTGAATGTTATCCGGCCCGAAATTGAAGTCAGTCATACCGCGCGATTGAGCATATTTCTCAATTTCGAGAACCGCATCGATCGCGCCCAGGCCAGCCATTTTCATCACAGCGACCGAAGAAGGAGCCGCGGCCGGAGGATTCACCGAGGCGCCGGCGCCTTGAAACACCGCGACCGCTTTACCGTCGTGTGATTCCACCGCTCGCACAGTTGGACGCGCATCCGCGGCCGGCCGTGACTCTTCGCGAATTACTTCGATGTCGTACTCGACGCGGCGCCGGTTCCCCTGGAACTCTTCGCGCTTCGTGATAGTGAACGGCGTATAGGCGCCGATGCCGGCCGCCTTGATTTTGGCCGCTATGAATGGATCCGCGTACCATCGCTCGCCATTCGTCAAACTGAACATCACCTGATCGCCGCCGAATTTCGAGGAGACCGTGAGACCTTCCGGGTATTCGAGCTCGAACGTTTCCGGCTTATTGATCTGAAGTTTTACCGCCATGCTTTTCTCCCGCGTTTTGACGCCCGCCGGCGATTGGTTACATAGCAAGTATGCGTGCATACGTGCGTAAGAACAATAAGCCGCCGCAATTTCCTGGTGGTACGCGCGCACGTATGCACGTATAGTAGAATCCGGAATCATGCCGAAGAATAAAGAAGCCTCAGACGCGGCCGCCGCGCTAGTACGCCAGCGATGGAAGAAAACGACCAAAAAGCAAAGGGAGGAACACGGCCGCGAGCTCGCAGACGCGCGATGGAGCAAAGCTACAAAGGAGGAGAAGAAGGAAGCAGGACGCGCGGCCGCAAACGCACGATGGAAAGGGAAGAAGAAGCCATGAGCACGCGCGGCCCCGTTTTTGAATGGCACTGCGAAGAATGTCGAAAGAGTGGAGTTGTTACCCCATCGCGCCGCGGCGCATCCGTGGACTTTCTAAATCAGGTAATCGGCGCGCACCGAGCCAAATCTCCCGAATGCACCACCGCATCATTCGCGTTGATGCTCCCGAGCCTTCGCCTTCGCACGTCTACGAGTTGGACGCGAGCCGTTAAAGAGGAAGAGGCCAAAAAAAAGGCCGGTTGACACGCACGAAAGGCCCATAAATAAAGGGGAAAACGGCCATTTGCGCCGATAAGAAATACATGGAACACGAGACCCGAATCAGCAAATTAGAACAAGCCCGGACAGAGATTGAAGACGCGCTCTTAGTGATGGCGCACTTGGAAAAGCGGCAAAGCGAACAGATCCGCATCCTTGCCGAGAACGATGACGCACAAAGCAAAAGGCTAAAGGAACTTTCGGAGCGAGACGAAGCCCACCGCTTGATGAACGAGCAAACCGACGCGCGGATTGCTCAGTTAGTAAGCGCAATCGGTGAACTTATCGCGAGGATGCCGCCGCCGCGCTAAAAAGAAAAAGGCCGCGGGTTGAGCCGCGGCCGTTTCCTGTACTGGTTTTAAGAGCTCGCCAGCCCTTTCCAGGCCATCCCGGAATCTGTTGTATCACAACTTACGGGATATTGTCATGAACTTTCATCGTCGTGTACCCGCCCGGCAAATTGAGCGACCAGCCGACCAACACGTTATCGTGCAAAATGTGGCCCCCGTCCGCGGCGATTTTGATCCCGATCCCCGAGCCCGCTAAATCGGTGAAGTGATTATCAGACGCGATGAGGCGCGCGCCGGCGTCGATCTGTATTAACGGGTTGGTGTACGTCCCGCCGCCGCCGTAGTTCTCGAACGTGTTCCCGGTAAGAACGAGCTTCGAAATCGCGCCGGCCCCATAAACTTGCGTCGTGTCGTAAGTGTTGATTTTTGCGAAAACGTTCCCGGTTCCGTTGAACTCAGCGCCGGCCGTCACAGAGACCACCGGCGCCGTACTACCAGTCACCCCCAGGAAAAAGAACGAGCTCGCGACAGTCATAGACGAAAGCCCCGACACGTTGATGGCATTCACACCCGTCCGAGCGAGCGTAAAGTAGCTGTCCGCGACCGAGCACCGCCCCGCATATTGTTTGATCCCTCCGAACGTGTCGAAGGCGGAATTGGAAATGAACACAATCGGCGCGCCGCCTCCGGAGCCGGCGATCAGCCCGAGAGCTTGCCCGCCGAAAAATAAACTCGAATCGATCAGGAGGCCATCGACGCGCCCGACATACATTCCGAAGCTGTTCACCGTGTCGTACATCGCGTTTGATTGGTTTGTGGTGAGGCCGAAAGGCCACCAGTGATATTGACTCACCCGGATAGTATCTTGCGCCCCGTCGATAAAAAGCCCGATGTTAAAACTCGAGATCTGGACATCCGAGACCGTGGCGCCGCCGGCGTTTGAGCTTAGATCAATCCCGTTCCAGGCCCTAACGATTTTGACGTTCCGGATCCGCGCGCGCGCTTGCGCCGGCGCCGAGATTGCCCAGGCCGCGCGCGTGAGCGTCGCCCGCGTCGATGTGTCCGCTTGTGTAAATGCGATCTGGCACCCTTCCACCGTGCCGGCCGGTTCTCCGGAACTCAGCACAATGGCGCCCGTCGTCGGAGTGTACGAGAGAGGGACCGTTATAACCGTTGCTTCCGGCCCGGCAGGACAAACGAGTTTCGAGCCCGTTCCCGCGAGCGTAATTTGACCAGTCGCCCCGAGCCGGTAATTGCCGGCGCCGAGCTCGAGTGTCGAGTTCGCCGAAATGCTGAGGTTCCCGTTGATGTAATAGCCGACCGTGGAAGGCGAGACCACCAGCCGCTTTCCGGATGCGTTTCCGAGCCCGGTATTGATCGCGCCCGAATCATCCGTTACATTGTTCCCCACCGCGCCAAAGTCAGAGGCGTAATAAGTCTGTCCGAGCCGATTCGCGACCGATTGAGATACCCCGCCGCCCGAGGCCGTAAACGTGATATTAGCGGCCGAGAGCGAGCCCGAGCCGGATAGGTTCGTAACATTGTCCGCGCTCCATTGCAGCACGCCGGCCGAGTTCTGGACTACCATTTTGTACACACCGACCTTGACCCAAAGAGAGCCGAAACCCCCGGCGTCAAGGATCACAGGATTACTATTTGCGACCGTGCCCGTTCCATCGGTGTATGTGGCGAGAGGCGTTGACGTGCCGGCCGCGTAAGTGTAGATCTTGCCCCCCGCCAGCGGCCGCCCGGAGGAGTCGAAGAACTGTTGACGCGCGACCGGCAGAGGCACCGCCGCCGGAGTTTGCGCGCGCGTGACAGCGCACACGAGCGCGAGGAGAGAGAGAGCCGCGAGGCCCCGCCAGGTTTGCATGATTTTGTGTGAGGGAGGAGGAGGAGGTTTGCTGCTACTTCTTAGCGCGCGGTTTGCGAGGTTTCTTCGGCGCGAGAGTGTTCGCCGCCGGAGCTTCGGCCGCGGCCGGAACAGTCGCGAGCGCGTTCGCCTTTGGAGCTCGAGCCGCATCCCGCGCCGCTTTGAGCTCCGCCGCGCGAGCCTCGAGCGCCTCTGGACTAAAGGCCGCCTTAAACGCTTCCGCCGGCGTTGAGGTATCGCCGAACATGGAAGCGCCGCGGGAGGCGTGTACAGCGTCGCCGGCGTACTGCCGAGCCGCGCCCTTGATCGCATCGGCCGGCGCCGACTTCAGCGCCCGCGCCAGGTCGACCCCTTCCGGCGAGAACTTGGCCGCGCCGAAAATGGAATCTTGTTGCAGGAAATCATCGAGGTTCTTCGCCCCGAGATCATGCGCCCGCTCGAGGATGCCGACCGCCTCTTGTACGGCCGGCGTGAGCGTCCACTCTTTGATCGAGTCGACGGAGGAGAGAGGCGCCGCGATCCGCTCAACTTGATTCCGCACCGCCGGCAGCTTCGCGAGTTGGTCCGGATGTTCGAAGAAGCGCCCGACCATCAGCCGCGTAACCCGCTCTTTGCCCTCTTCGGTGAGAACATCCCCGAGTTTCGTTTCTTTCACGAAAGAGGCGCGCGATTGAGGCGAGACCACGCCATCCTCGACCAGCTTAGAAAGCACTTCGGCGCCGGCGCGCCCGTCGAGAGCTTCGGAAAGAGTCGCCTCCGGCCCGATCGACTCGAGCAGCCCGCCCACATGATGCACCGTTGCATCGGAGACGCGCCGCGAATCCGAGATCATGCGTTCGCCGGCCGTGAGCGCGGCCGTTCCCGGTTCGTTCGTGTCCGCGATCAGGTTTTGTTTTGCGCCAGGCCCGCGGCGCGCAAATTCCTCATCCGGAATGACCAGCCGCAGAGACGGCCGTTTCATCTTGTACACCTGCTCCGGATCCAGCCCCTCAATTTCGCCGGCCCGTTGCGCGATCGCGTCGCGTAAGCGCGCGGCCGCTTTCCCGCCGGCCGCATACACGCGCTCTTGAATCATGTGCCGGCCGTTCCCGGAAATGGTGTTTCCGGCCGAATCTTCGACCGGAGGCCCGTTGATCGCGTCCACCGATGGCCCGACGTGATAATCCGGATTGAACTCCGCCTCAGAGCTCCAATGAACAATCTTTCCTTGATTGACCGCGCTCTTATAGTTGCGTTGATTCTCGAGAGGGTACTCCGGCGTTTCCTGAAACGTGAGCCCGGAGTGAGAGGCCCTCGAGTCGCCGAGCTCTTTTAATTCGTATCGCGCCGCGTAACCCGCGCCAGGCTTACCAGGGATTTCGACTGTTGTGTTTCGGGATTTTTTCCCGCTAACCGTTCCAGCGCCAGGAGGCGCGCTTTCTCTAGCCGCGCTTCCAGTCGCCGCGGTTTGTCCGGATCCGGTATTTGTCGCTTCTGCATTTGAGACTCCGCCCCCCGACGGTTGCACACTTGCGGCCGCCGGCGCTATTGTCTCTTCCGTACCAGTCGATACGGTATCCACATCCGGCCCCGCCGCTTGGATGATTTGACGCGCGAGAATTGGCGCGCCCTTCGCCGTCGCCGGCATTTTGAGAGCTTGCATCATCCACCGCGAGCTCTCCGGATTGAACAGCATCCGCGCCGCGGCGCGCGAGCCGAGTAGTACCGGAATGCCGATATGCGGCGCCGTGAGAACCAGCCCGATCCCTTTGACCATCGCGAGCATCGCGCCGGATCCGCTAGGGTTCGGATTCTCACCGAGCTTTTTCATCAGTGTGAAAAAGTCCGTCAGGCGTTGCACGCGCGGCCCGGCGCCGGTGTTCGGGTATGGATCCCGGAAGAGGATATCTTTCTTTTCGTCGCCTATATCGGTCCACTTCCGGAGCACGCTTTGCGGTTTACTCATGCCCGCTTCGGCCGTTCCAGTGTCGATGAGATCTTGCACCACTCTTTGCGCGAGCGCCGGAATATGTTCCGGCGCGTGAGCCGCGATCGTCCGGAGCGTGTTTGTCCCGCGTTCGCCGCCACTCACGACGGTTGAAACGAGCGCGTCCGACTTCGGGAGCGAGCCCTTTACGCGCTCGAGCTCCGCCGCCCGTTCGAGGTACGAGCCGAGCGCGGCCGCCTTACTGGGAGGAGGAGCTCCGCCGCCGGCCGGCGCCTCCGGTTCCGGGTAGAGAATCTTTTTCGTCGCGTCGCCGTAGCCGCGCCACTTCTCGAGCGCGCCGGCCGCGTCGCCGCTTCGCACCTGCTGTACCAGATCATGCGCGAGCCCGTCCGCGATCGTTGCCACGTGTGCCGGCGTTTGCTCCGCCACGTTGCGGAGCAGGTTAATGGACCGATCCCCAGGTTTCAGGAGGCTATTCGCCAGGCCTACAGGTTCGCCCGGCGTGGCGCCATACATGCCGGCGTTTTGAAAACCGATGTCTTTTTGAAAGTCGATCGCGCCGTACTTTGCGACCGTTGACGCGCGCCCTTTTTTGAGCGCCGCGACCGCATCCGGCCCGGCGCGCTCCGCCGCGGAGTCGATCGCGCGCGAGAGTTGATCGACCGCCATTTTCGCCAGCCCGACCGTTTTAGCGTCGCCGCTATCCCGAACAATGCTCTTAATAGCGCCCAGGTCCTCATCGGTGATCGAGGCACTTTCGAACGCCGGGCCCTCGACTATGTTTCGGAGCGCCTTAATCCCTACTGAGCTCTGTTCTTGCGCCACAGGCATAAGCCGGAGCATCCGCGCGAGAACAGGCTTTAACGCGAGTTGAGCCGGCCGGCGATCAACCGGGAGTTGAATATCCTCAACGACAGGCTCAGTTTTATAGATGGGAGCTCCGCCCCCGTCCAGATCCCCCGTAGCTACGCGCCGCGTTCCGGTTTGGAGCCGCGCCTTAAATTCCGGTTGCGCTTCGATCGAGCGGAAAAGATCATAGGCGTTATCCGCCGCGGCGCCGTGAGCTTCGACCGCCGCTTGTGAGGCCCGGTTCACCCCTTCGCCGACATCGAGCAGCGACGGCGCCGAGCCCGCGAGTTTCGCGCCCGCGGCCGCATGCCCCGCGATCGACTGATCTACTTTCGCGTGGATAGCTTCGCCGACATCAATAGCAGACGGAACCGGCCCCGCCTCCGGCGAGCCCAGGCCGGCGACTTCGCGAGCGCCCGCGGCCGCAAGTGTGGATTGCTCCGCCATGCGCGCCGTTTTCGCGACCTTGGAGGCGAGCGGAAAGTGTTGGAGAACCTTTTCGCCATGAGCGACGGCCGGCGAGCCCGATTGAACCGAAGCCGGCATTTGAACGCCTTCCTCGTGGCCGTATTGAACCGCGGAGGCCTCCGCCGGGTCGAGTTGAGGTTCTAGCACCCCGCCGCGAGAGAGACGCCCTAGAGCGCCGGCGCCCTTCGCTATGCCGTGAATGATGAGACCAGGCCCGGCGATCGCGGCGCCCGTTCCTAAAACCGTTCCCGCCATGCCCGGCAGGTTCCCCGAGCGCGCTTCGTTCTCGAGTTGCGCCACGGTTTGCACCGGAACATCTTTCATGTTCTCCGCCGTGAGAGTTGGCCCTATTTCGTTCGCCCGCGGCACGTGCACCAGGCCGCCGAGCGCGCCCGTTAAGGTGTCCCATCCCGTCTCGAGAAGCCCGCGATTATCGACCACTTCCGGCGGCCGGTAATTCATGAGCTGATCCATTTCCGACATTTCGGCGCCCGCCGCCCCGAGCGCGCGCGATCGCATTTGAGCGCCCGCATCTGGAACCGCAGCGGCCGGCCGAGAAGCGAGCGCGCCGGCGCGCTTCGCGAGCGCCGTATAGTCGACGCCGGCAGGTTGCGACACGAGCGCCCCCGCTTTGCGCGCGAGAGCTTCGTAATCAATCGGAGAGCTTGACATAGTTAGTCGCGAATGTTGGCTGCGCTCTTAAACCGGTTTGCGGAGGCTTGATCCGGGAAGTAATGAGTACCGCCGGCCGGATCCGTCACAGTCACCGAGCCCGCCGGCAGTCGCAGAGGAGGCGCCGCCGGAGCTCGAGCCGGAGCCGGAGCCGGAGCAGCGCCCGCGGCCGCCGGAGCTCCGCCAGGCGCCGGAGAGCTCCCGAAGCCGAGCGCCGTTCCGATCTTTTGCGCGCCCGCGATCGCTTCGGGAGAGAACGCATCCTCGAGATCATGCCCGGAGACTTTCTTGTATCGGAAATTCTCCTCATTCGAGCGCGCGGCCGCCGTGTGGCCCATCGTTTTTAACGCTTGTTGCATTTGCGCCGGCGAAGAGTCTTCATTCAGAATCACGTCCGCCGCTTTGCGATCATCCACCGAGAGCGCATGACCGCCGAGAAGATAGCCCTCGAACTCTTTCCGAACGGGTTCGATCGAGCCGATGAGTTGCTGGAGAGCCGGATCCCCGCTCATGTGTTGACGCCACCAGTTCAGAGGCTTATTGATGGCAGGAACACCAGTAAGCCGGATGGCGTTCACCGCGTCCGAGGCCGCGCCCGCGTGCTCGAGGAAGGTATTGAAGGACCGCAGACTATCGGCGCCCTTGCCGTTTGCGTAGTAGTCCTCATTCTTGATTTTCCTATCGACTTCGGACAGGTCAAACGTGCGCCCTTCCGCGGCCGCGGTTCGCTTCGCGATGTCGTAAATTTGGAGTCGCTGATCCCCGCGCAGTGAGGCTATATCTTTGATCCGCGTTAGTTCGCCGCGGCCGAGAGCTTCGCCGGCGCGTTGAATCGCCCCCTGATCAAATTCCGTTTTACGCTTGTTGAGATTGATTTCCGCCCAGCGCGCGCCGAGCTCGCCTTTGTGCCATTCGGCCGCCTCTTTATCGCGCCGCGCCGTTTCCGCGGCCGTAACCTGCTCCGGCGCCGATAGGCCCCGCTGTTGTGCGATCGCGCGCCCGTTGTTTGCAAAGTCGAGATCCGCGAATACCTTCTTTACGTCCGGATCATCAATGCGACTGATCACCGAATCCCAGGCCTTTTGATTCGGCACCGTCGCGAGCAAGGCGCCGGTGTTTTTGATCGCGTTTTGCGTGTTCTCGGTTTTCCGGCCCGTCGTGAGCGCGTCCGCGGCGCCCGTTTCCGCGATCGACTTTCGAATTTCCGGAGTGATCGCGAGAGACGCCAGCCGCTTCAGCCCGTCCAAATCGTTGCTTTGTGCGAGTTGCGAGAATTGTTGAAACTCCGGCGTATTCTGTAGCCCATGCCCGGCCGCCATTTGCAGCAAGCCGGGAACCATGCGCGGATCATAGCCAGAGTGTTCCCATCCGCCGGCGAGCGCGCCCCAGTATTTTTGATCCTGCTCCCGAACTTCGCCGAGCTTTTGCGTTCGCGTCGCGACCGCCGCGGCCGCCTCATCGCGCGCTTTGATGAGGCCCGGCGCCTTTGAACCGAAGGCAGCATAAAGCGCACTATCCGGAATTTCGACCGGCGCCGGCCCCGCCGGAGTTCGCATGAGCGGAGGAGCTCCGCCAGGCGCCGCGGCCGCCGGAGGCGCAGGAGGAGGCGCCGCGATCGCGGGCGAGGCCAGCGCCGGAGACCAGGCCGCGGACCCATCCCCAGGCGCGCCCGGAAGCACTGAGGCCGGAGGAGGAGCCGGAGGAGGAGCCGGAGCAGCAGCAGCCGCGCCCGCCGGCGCCGTTCCCGGCATGAATTGAGCCCGGAATGCTTCTTCGGCCGCTTGATCGCGCCGCGTTTGTTCCAGGCCCATTGCGCCCTGTGTAATTTGTTGCTGCTGTATCTGTTGAGCCGCGAGCGCGTTTTGAATCGCCAGGCGCCGCCTTTGGAGCTCGAACGGGTCGAGTAGCTCTGTAGTCGGATGGTTGAAAAGCCCGTAAACGCCCGCGTCGGAGGCCATCGTTAGAGCCCCGTCCGCGGATCCACTGGATAAGTGGGATTGTACGGCGTCATTGGTTGCCCATAGCTCGAGCCGCTCATTTGTTGCTGTTGAGCGAGGTAATTCGCGATCGTGTTTCCAGCGCCAGAGATCGCGTTCGAGCCGGCCCCGATCGCGCCCGCCATCGCGTTCCCTTGCCCGGTATAGAGGCCCGCGAGCGCGTTTGCATTCGAGCCCGAGATGCCGGCCGCCGTACTAGAGGCCGCATTCCCGGCGGCCGCCGTGTTACTTGCCGCGCTTTGTCCCAGGCCCGCTACACCCATGAGGCGAGAGAACGCGTTCGCGTTCGTGTCCTGAAACTGGTTATAGGCCATTTGATAGGCCCCTAACGCGTTCGCGTATTGTTGCTGGTACGTGTTCGCCGCCAGGCCCGACGCGAAGGTTCCAACATCCTTGAGTAGCCCGCCCGAGACGAGGCCGCCTTGCGCCGCGGCCGTGCGTTGGATGCCCTGTATTCCTTGATCCCGGTTGAATTGATACGCCGGATCATTCTGGAAATTCGCCGGCGTGAACGAGAACGCACCGCCCGGAAATGAAGACGTGAGCGAATCGAGCCGCGAGCCGAGAGCCGCGCCCGCTTGATTGCCCAGCGCCATATACGGCGCCTCATTTGCGGATGTTTGGTTATAAACGTCGCGATTGAAGGCGAGCGTATTCGCCGCGGAGCTTTGTTCCGCATTGACCGCCTTATCCGTCGCCGAGCCTTGCGCGTGAGCTCCAATTGCCGAGCCCGCCACGCCCGCGGCCGCCGTCGCTCCGATCGCGATCGCAGTACCCGTTGCTACACTCATGAGCCCTCCAATCGGTCATAAAAACAAATCCAGATCAGGCGCCCGTTCTCCGGCCCCACACCGAAGCCCTCGAACGGGAACCTCGAATGGAAAAACTTAGTTGGATACGTGAGGAAGCGATTGAACGCCATCGGCACGAGCGCGGTTTGCTCCCACGGCGCGCGCCGCTTCCATTCGGAGCTCATCTGCCGATAGAACGCGTCCGCGTCCACCCCGCGCGCCGCGAGCTCCTCCCGCGAAAGAAGCCGGTTCATACCGAAGCCGCGATGTCGCCAGAACGCCGTACCGCCGCGGCATTGGCCCGGCAGGTTCAGATAGAGCACCGATGCCCATTGCGCGCAGATATCATCCGAGTGCACCCACGAGTGAGGGAGTTCCCCCTCGAGGTTCAGCCGGAAGCATGAGAGCTTCGGCGTGATCAGCCCGCCGAGGTAATGCTCAATGAGCCGGAACCAATCCGGAACGGCATATTGAGAAATGCCCGTATACATCGCCCCATCCGGCCCCTGTTTCGTTTCAAAGCCAGCCTCGAGTACCGCATCTCTCACATCGAGCGCGTCCACGCAAAAATCATCGATCACCAGGAACGGAAGGAAGTCAGGATTCATAGGCCCCGCTGGTAAGTTGCCTCGACAAAATCGTATTTAAGCCGGCGATACAGGCCCGCCACGCGTTCATTCGGCGCGATCATCTGCATACGCGTTGCCCCGCCAGCCCGCGCGCGTATTTCCGCGGCCCGCAGCAGCTTTACACCGTCGCCCCGGTGTTCCGGTTCCACCCACCAGAACACCTCCCCCGCGGTTATCTCACCGCTCATAAAGTGCGGGAACACGATATAGCCGAACATCCCGACCAGGCGCCCATCGCGTTCACTCACGAGTATGGATTCAGCCGCGGCCAGGTTGCGCGCGAGCGCCGCCATTTTTACGGGATTCTCTCCCAGGTGCAAGCTATAGTCGCTTTCACGCCGGAAGCGGAGGCCCATCTCAACGAGACGCGGAACGTCCGACTCAGTAGCGAGCCGGATCATTGGGTAGCGTTCGCCGGCGCCGGCGCCGCGGCCGCTTTCGTGGCCCGGAGTTTTTCCCGCCACTTGCGGGAAAAGTCGCCATGCTTCACCGCACAGTAGAGACTTTCCAGGTAATCATCGAGCGGGATTCGCGCGTGATCCGTGAAAATGACCAGCGAGAGAAACTCAATCGCCGGCGCGAAGTGATCCCAGTCCGCATGTTTCGAGCGCGCGCGTTGCATCGCCGCTTCCATCACGGCCAGGATGCGCGCCGCTTCCATATCCGGCCGTACCCGGTGATACGTTTCGGTGAGAACCTCAAAACTCATCCGTTCGCCCCCTGCTGCATCAAGCCCGACCCATCCGGTTTTACGATCCATTGCCCGGCGAGCCCGTTTTGCGCTACGACGAGCGCCGCGGCCGTATTCACCGCCAGGACGCGCCGATTTAGTTCCTCGAGTTGCGCTCCGAAGAAGGCGCGCTCTTTATCAGTGAAGCTGTACTCTTGCGCGGCCGGAGAATCCATCGAGAGAAGCCCTTTCTAAGTGATCAGACGCGATAAACGCCAGAGAATGAGATATCCGTTAGGCCGAGCGTGAAGTTGCCCCCCAAGCGCGGAATGATGTTGATCGTTCCCGGAGTTGTGGAGCCATTGATGCGCGCCAGCCCCGCATCGGTTGAGCCGCCCGGCGAGATCGTACACGCCAACGTTTGCAGCGTAAGCGCGGCACTTGCCGAGACCGGAAGAGAAATGTTCACTTGATTCGAGGCCGTTCCCCCCAGGCTCACCGTGCAATAGAACTGCACGAACACCAGATTGGAAACCCGGCAGTAGGAGGCCGCGTAGAGAGTGTTTTGCGTGGCCGTCATGGAGCCAGAGGCGCTATATGTGGGAGTCCAGGAGACCCAGCCCGAGCCAAACACGATACTTTGCGGCGCCGTGAACGAGACCCCGGCCGCGAAGGATGCGCCGGCCGCGACTTGCAGCAGGTTCACGCCGTCGTCGGTTGTTGTGCCGAGCAGCAGCCGGCCCGCGGCGACCAGGCGCGCGCGTTCGAGGTTCGAAGTCCCGAAGACGAGAGGCGCCGCATTCGCCGTTTGAATCAGGAGGCCGGAGCCCGAATTGTGATACATGACGGCCCAATTTGCGAGCGTGATCCCGGCGAGCACCGTTGTAGCTGTTGAGCCATACATGCGCCCGGAGAGGAACGGCGCCCCGTCCGCAATGGCAGTCCAGCCCCCGAAGCCGGTATTGAGATTGCCGGTAACAGTGAGCAGACACGAGGCCCCGGTGTTGCTCATCGTTTGCGAGCCAGTGAAGGCATTCGCGCCGGCGAGCACTGGTACGCCGAGATTCGTTCTCGCCGTCGCCACGTTCGCCAGGTCCGAGAGGTTCGAGGCCCGCTGGAGTGAAGCCGCGATCGCGGCCGCTTGCGCCGCAGTCGCCGCCCCCGCCGCATCGAACGCGCTCGAGGGTTGAGTGGCAGCGGAGCCGAGCCCGAGATTTGTTCTCGCCGTCGCCACGTTGCCCAGGTCCGAAAGATTCGAGGCCCGCTGGAGTGAAGCCGCGATCGCGGCCGCTTGCGCCGCGGCAGCCGCGCCCGCTGCATCGAACGCGCTCGAGGGTTGAGTGGCAGCAGAGCCGAGCCCGAGGTTTGCTCGAGTGCCCGGCGCGTCGCCGAACGTGGGAGCCACGCCGAAATATATAGGCCCGTTGAAGGTTGCCGAGCCCGTTACAATTTGCCCGTTAAGATCGAGCCCGCCGAGCCCCACAACGACACCGCTATTTGATTTCTGGAGTGAGACGAGGTACGAGAACCAAGGCGCCGTGACACGGCCGCGCGTGTCCGTCAGAGCCGACTCTTTTGGAGGCGCCCCGTTGACGATCGAAAAGCCCATTAACTCATCCCCTGCTCCGCGAGGAGCTCCGCCCCGATCAGAACCAAATCCGGAAGCGGATCCGAGCCCGAGACCTCGAACACCCGCGAACGCGCCGCGCCGAGTTGACGCCAGATCACACGGCGCCTATACTCACCGAGCGAGCCCGCATCGGCGCCGTGATCCGCGCCCCAGGTAGCCCCGCCGTCGTTCGACCAGCGGAGGAAGACTTGCGGCGCCCAGGCTTGCGGAGCGTTCCATCCGGTATTCATCACGAGCTCAAAGCGCCGGTAAAAGATCCGCCGCCGGCCGCTCTTGTCGTCAATATGAGGCGCGCGCCGCATCCAGCGCAGAGGCGCGCCGGCGTCGTCATAGTGAGTGAGCGACTGATCGTATAGTTTGCCCGTCGCCCCGTCGAGAACAAAATGGAGGCCGAAGCAGAACGCATGAAAGCGCGCCGGATGGATCCCGAAAGCGCCCGCGGCCGAGCTCCATAAACCGCGCTCATGCCATGCCTTTGTCGCCACGTCATAACACCACGTCGCGCCGGCCGTGGGAAGGTCGAGCCGATAGAACAGATGCCCGCGCTCCTCATAGGCGTAAGCCGTCGCATCATCTACCCTGCTATAGCCTTGAAGCGCGGCCTCGACCGCGTGAGTCGAGATTCGCGAGGGAAGAAACCCATCCGCGCGATAGATCACCGCCGGCCCGCGCGAGCTCGCACCGAGCCAGAAAATCGAATTGTCCAGTTTCACGAGCGAGAGCGCGGCGCCGAGCCCCATTTCGACTTTGGAACCGGGAACGCGTTGAAAGGGAAAACTCGAGTTTCCGGTGTCTTGATACACGACGATACTGTTAGAGCCGAAGATCCACAGATAGCCGTGGAGCTCCTCGAGCGCCACGATGTTATCGGCCTCTTGAGTACTCCCGAAGTCGATCGCCGTCCAGCTTAGGCCATTGAGAGGCGCCGAAATTTGAAACTGAGTCGAGTTTGCGCTCGAGGCTACAAAGTAAGTGTCGACCACGGCCAGGCCATAATTCGACCAATTGAAGCCCAGGTAGCCGAGCCCGCTTAAAACATTGGAGCGGAGATCATACAGCCATGCGGCGCCAGTGGAGAGTATGAGCAGTTGCACCCCGTTGGTTTTGATGAGCGCCGGTTCCGTGACTCCGCCCGCGATCGAGCCCAAGGGATAACCAACGTAGTTATACGGAGCGACGGCGCCCGTTTGCTTAATCTCGAAAAACTGATCAGCGACGAGCGCAAACAATCGACCATTGACCGCGAACAGCGCGCGGCCGTGGCCGGCGCCGAGTTGATCGTTGACAAGTAACAGGCCCGGTGTGCGAACGAGCACCGACTCTTCGGAGGCGCCCCCGTCGCCCGCGATCATCTCCGGGTACAGGTTCACGCTTCGTTGCGCGTCCACCTGTACCGCCGGCGTCTGGTACGACGGCCCGATAAAGCCCTTGAATCGCATTTAATCGCCAGTGTAGAAGCGCAGCAAAGCCGCGCCGCGGCCCCTGGAAGTGAGAAGCGCATCCTCCGAGCGCGACTCGAGCGCCTGATAATTGTATTCCTTAATCCGCGTTCGCGCTTCGCGCCAGGCCGGAGGAACCCAGTCCGGAAGCGCCGCCCCGAACTTCGACGCGCTCTTAATCACCAGATCGTAAGTGAGAAATTCTTGATAGCCCGGCGGAAGAATTACCGAGTCAGTGAGCGCCGCAAACCGCGGCGTTTGTTGCGCGGCGTAGAGGTTCACGGCCAGCCCGAGCGTAGGGATAGGCCAGAACGTCAGAGTATGCGAGACCGGCCCGTACTGTAGCCATACCGCGGAAACAAGCGTAGATTGCAGCGTCTTTAGAGCTTGGAGCGCCCACTCATCCGCGTTCAGCAGCTTAACCGGGAGCTCCGCCCCGTTCAGTACGACGCCGACGCGCGAAATTTCGGACGGCGCCGCGGCCGCCGTGATCCAATCATTTCCCGGATCCGGCCCGAGGGTATAGTTTTGCTTGCCGGCGGCCGTCGTGAACGGAAGGACGGAGTTAGCGAAGATCGCGAGCGACTCCGCCCCCATGCCATCGACGGCGCCGTTTAAGGTGAACAAAAGAGATTGCACCGAAGCCGCGTCGAGAGGTTCCCCCGGAGTGTATTCCCCAAAGATCGAGAGCGTTTCCGTGATGAGATCGAGTACGGTAATCGGTGCACCCATCGCGTTTACTTACCCTTCTTTGCTGTTCCCGGCCGCGCCGCTGGTTCCGGGTCTTCGGCGTGTTCATCGGGATTCTCGCCGAGCAGTTCCTTCGGATCCTTCGCGCCTTGATTGCCGGCGAGCCGCGTTTTCTCCTGATCAATTTCACTGACGAGCGCAGGTTCACGCGTCAGATCGTCGCCGTTCTCGCCGTTTTCCTCCGCCTCTTCCTCGAATTGCTTCGGCGCCTCCGTCGTGTAGCCCTGCCTCTTTAGCGTGGCTTCCTCTTCCGCCGACTTCGCCGAGCGGTTTCCTTTTTTCTTGTGATACAGCATTTTCGGGTATTCCTGAAAATCAGCCATGCTTTTACTCCTCTTTTGAATTGTGAAACGTGAGAGGCCCGCCGCCGGCGAGCCCCTCGTTAGTTACTAAGTGTTCGAGCCCAGGACACGGCAAGCCATTTGCGGCCGCGGCGTGCCCCATCCGTAGAGAACATCAATGCGACACGGAACGGTATCCGAGCCGATCGCGTACTGGCGAGCTACGCGCATAGAAACGCCGAGTTGATCATCAGAGACGCGCGCGCCCCAGGCGCCGTATTTGCTCACGTCCTCAAGGTCAACCGTTGCGAAGGCGAACGCGTTCGAATGGAAGGCGAGCCCTACAGGTGTAATTGCGCCGGCCGCGCCCGATGTGAAGGTAAGCGCGGCGTTATTCGCCGGTGAGTTTGTCACCGTTTGCGAAGTGCCGGAAGTGATGATAGAAGGCGAAATGGGAACCGTAGCCAGGCCCGCGCCATCGCTCGAGACCGGCCCCGTTACCGTGAAACTTTGCAATTTGCCGGTTGACTGTTTTGCAATCGGATTCCACTCATAGACCAGTGGAAGAGTGAATGTTTCGCCGCCGAGCAGCCGCGAGGCCGCGGCCGCCGTCCATGCGGAAGTCGCTAGCGTGGCGCCCGTTTGTCCCGCGCCCGCGGCGACAGGCGCCCCGCCCATTGGCCCCACCGTCAATGAATTAACGTTCTGATCCATTGACCAGCGGAAACCCAGCGCGCGGCCCATTGTGCCGTTTAAGTATTGTTTGGCGATGGTGTCTTGATCGTTGAAAGACGTTGTAAATTGCCCGCCAACTGCATCGGCTTGACCTTGCGGCGAGAGCACGATAGAGCGTTCGCCATCGCGCGGAGTGGCCGAGTTATCGAGCGCGACGCCGGCAGCCAAGAACGGCGCAAACGTCGTGTTAGGTGTGCCCGACACGCCGATGGACTTATAAACATTGACGAACTGAGCGAGCCCATCCTGATCTATTTGGTTCGCGAGTTGTGCAATTTGAGGCTTGAGAACGCGATCAGAGAAGTCCTGAATTGAGAGCGTGAGTTCGGCCGAGGAAAAGCTCACGTCGATGTGAGCCTGTTGATTGAGTGTTAGCGGAAACTGCGTTTCCGTGTAGTTCTGGATGGAGAGGTTAGGCCCTTTCGTGACCGCGAAAACAGGCGGAATCCGAAGGTTGATAGTCGCGCCAATTTTGGCGCCCGAGATAGCGAACTTATCATCGTAAGCGCGCCGAACGTATTTTGTGAAGGTGAGGCTGTTCTCCAACAGCATCAACGCTTCGCGCGTGATCGCTGTCGGAGTAAGGATTGTATTTGCCAAGTGGTTTTAGGGTTGCCGCTTCTATGGCGGCCGTTACTCAGCGCAGCCGGCCGGATTCGCGCAGCGCGCGGTACTCCGCTTGCGAGATACCCTCGAGACTTTTCATCGAAGGAGCTCCCGCTTTCGCGGCGCCCGCCGGCCGTGGAACCGGAGGCGGAGCTTTGCTGATGGCTGATTTTGCAGAGGGAGGCGGTACTTCTTCTTCTTCTTCTTCGCCGGAGGCCAAGGCCGCGGCAGCTTGTGAGAGTGAGTGTTCGAGCTTTCCAATTTCGCGCACTTGATCAATTGGTGAGAGTTTCGAGATCCGCGCCGCTTCGTCCGGATGCGAGCCGAGATGATAGAGCACCTTTGGCCCGAGCTCCGAGCCCATGATGGCGTCGCCCATCGTCGCCGAGACCGGAAGCGTAGTCTGGAACGCGACCGCTTCGAAGTCCGGGAACTCAACCGCGGCCGCGCGGAGGCGCCCTTGCCAGGTTCCGATGCGTTGCTGGAGCGCCGTTTGCTCCGCGCTCGCCTTATCCGCGGCCGCCCTTGCTTCGGCCGCGTCGAGTTGCGCGTTATGCACCTGCACCCGGATAAACTCCCGATTGAACTTGTCGTAATCGGTGAATTTGGATATATCCGGTTCCTCGAGCCGACCCGCTCGAGCAGCTTCGCCCGGCGCGCCTTGAGGCGCCGGCTTCGGTTGCTCTGGTAGCGGAGGCGGAGGCGCCGCGCCGCGCGTCTTTAGATCACGATTCTCTCTTCTGAGCTTGATAACCTCATCCACCAGGCCGCGCTTTTGTTGCGCGCCCGCTGGTTTCTTCTCGCCTTGTTGCTGCTGTCCGTCTTTACCTTCGTCGGAGCCGCCTTGCCCCTCGAGATCATCCGCCGGTTCCGAGCCGGCGCCGCTTTCAGCATCCGCCGGCGGAGGAGCCGGAGGCGGAGCTTCGGAGGTTTTTACCGCAATCGTGCGACCTTCGCGCAGCGCGCGATAGTCCGACTGTGAGAGCTCCGGCGCGTCAAGTGCCGGAGCTCCGTTGTTATCTGCCATAGTTTCTCCCGAGTGTTGGGGTATCGCCGGCATTGGAGGCCGCCGGGAGGCCCTTACGCTTACGCGTGAAGATCGTTGTTTACTGCGTTACTTCGGCCGCGGCCGGAGGCGGAGGCGCCGGCGGATTCAGCGCCCGTTGATGGCCCGCCAGCATGACATCGTGTAAATGCTCTTTCGTGCTCATCGCGTGATCATGCACCGCGGTAAAGTGTTGATCCGCGGCCCGCGTTAGAATCCCCGCTTGTGCTTTGACCCGCTCTTGTTCGAGGCGCGCCGCGCTCGAAATCTGAGTAGCCATTAGCTTCATTTTCTCGATGCGTTCGCGCGATTGCCCCTCGACTGATTTGGTCTGTATCATCTGCGAGAGTTGCTGAACTTGCGCCATGAGCTTCTGATTTTGTTGCATCAGTTGGGAGTTCGTCGCCGCGAGCGTGTTCGGGTCTTGCGGGTTCTTTTGATCTTGGAGGCCCGGAGGAAGCGCCCGCTGGAGTCGATCGACGAACGCTTGTTTATTCGGAAAGTCCATTTCACCGATGACCAAATCCGCGAGTAGCGGCGCGAGCGCCGGATTCACCTCGATAAGCGAGAGCATCAATTGAACGGATTCCTGCTGTTGTGTGTCGTAGTTCTTGTTAATGCTCACCGTTGAGGAATAGCGGCCCGCCGTCAGGTCGATGACATCGGAGACCCCATCCGGCAGCATCGGCGGAACGGTTTCCGGCCGGCCGGCGTGCACCATGATTTGTTTTTGTTGCCGATCCTTGCCGAGTATCCGCATCACGCGCCCGGTGTCGTAGATATGCGGGAAGTAGTCGAGCAGAATATCAGCCGTCCGCTTCACTCCGACCGCCAGGTGCTTTGTCCAGTGAACGTTACCCGTCGAAGTTTGCCAGCGGCGCGCGAGAACCGCTTTCCCGCTTTCCGGTTGCGTGAGCCCGCCGCCGGCCGTCGCCGCGTCATAGACGCCAGAGATCGAGCGCAAATCTTGTTCCGACTGCATGCGTACCGCGCTCATCCCCTGTATCGGAGGTTCGCTCGCGATCTTTACCGGCGCGTTCACCCCTGGAATGTTGTGATAAGGCAGCACGGAAATGTTACGCGTGTTCGCCGAGCGCCACAATTCCATAAACGGTTCAATCTGCTCAACCGTCGCGAGCCAGTTCGCGCGCGCGCCGAGCGCCATCGTTTCGGCGATCGCGCTCGAGTTGAAGTTAAACATTTTTTGCGCTTCGACCAGATCGAAAACCGCGCCCTTAACTCTGAACATCCCTTCGCTTTCGATCCAGAGCCGCTCCCCGAGGACGGTAACGATCGGAATTTGAGGCACCGGAAGCGCCTCCGGTTTGCGTAGCCATTCGACGCCGTTAGAGTGAGCCAGGTACACGCGCCGGCGAGTATCCGGCCGTTCGACCGGCGCGCCGTCCTCATCCGTCATGATGCGCGCGCCCTTCGGGATTTCATCGTCGTAAACAATGCGCCCGTCAGTGAGTCTCACGAGCGTAGCGTCTTCAGTCTCGACGTAAAAATACTCGACCACCCGGCAGCCGTCCCGCCATACCCAGCCCGGCGCCCGGTTCCCGATGCCCTCGAAATTTTTCATTCCGACCAGATCAGAGTTCGGATATTGCGCTTTGAACTCATCCACCCCGAAGTCGAGCACCACGAAACAAAAGCGCGCGTCGCTCTTATCCGGTTCGATCGCGGCCGGGTCCCAGTACACCGAGAACGGGTTATAAATCGGCTTGATGTAGAGCTCCTGATCGAAACTCCGCGGTAGATAATCGTGCACCACGCGCCAGGAACCGAAGCCCCCGAGCACCATATAAAGAAACGCGTTCGAGTATGCGAATTCGGCGTTTGAGTGTAGTTCGACGTGGCGCGCGAGCCCTTGTTGCGCTTCCGCGGTTTCCTCATCCGCGCCCTCACCATCCGGAGATACTTCGATAGCCGGCGGATTCTGCAACTCTTCGTTGAGAATTTGCCGCATGATGGCCGGCAGCTTATTCAGAGTGAATGACGGCCTATCGTGTCGCTGATGGAGGATATCGGCCGCCCACTGTTCGCCAAAGTAGAATTCGATGCAATCGCGCGCCGAGTCCCGATCGCGCGTCTCAGCGTCGGAGGACTGCTGGAACCGCTTCCGCATAAGCGCGAGGTCATCGAGTTCCTCGACTAACCCGGAGTTATAACTTTCATTCGCCATGAGAGCCTATCCAGCCCAGCCGCCGGCGTTGAGATCCGGCCGGAGCCAGTTATCAACGGAGATCTTCGCCGGCCGTGTTCTACGAATCTTCGGCCCCGTCATGCACCCATAGCGGAGCGCATCCGGCCCGTGATCGTTTTTCTTAACGATGCGGCCGCGTTCGTCGCGTCGATACATTTTCATTTGCTTGAGTAAGTTGACACAATGCCGCGCAATCTTTAATTGCCCCGTCGAGAGCAGGTTATAAATCAACGTCGTCCCGGCCGTTACCGCGTTATCCGCCGGCGTGAGCACGAGGCCGAGCTCAACGTAAGTCTCAATCAATTTCTCGCCGTCCTTTTGACTCGAGCCCGCGGAGGCCGGATCAATCGCGCCCGGTATCCAGTCGCCCTTCGCGCGAATCGCGGCCGCATGTATCGCCGGTTCCGCTTGCCCTCGAAAGTATTCGTCATACACGAGCCCGAAAGAGGCCTCCGGATCCCAGGCTAACCACGTAGCGGCCGTTTGCTCCCAGCCCACATCAAGGCCATAGGCGCGCGGCCAGAGCGGATCCGGTTTTCTGTCCGTCGTGTAATCTTCCGGCGCGAGTGGATACACGGCGCCGGCGCCCATGTCCGGAATACCCTTTGAACGCGCGTCGCGTTGATACGGAGGAATGGCGTCGAGCATCTCCCGCTTGTACGCTTCGCTCAGGTGCGGAACATCGTCCCAGCCGGCTTGAATGGTAATTTTCGAAGGCAATGGATAAACCGGAAATGATCGCGGTTTCAATGACCGCGGAGGAATGGAAAAAAGTCTTTTGGTTAGTGAAGCGCGGCGCCACGCGCGAGGTTGAGCTTGAATTTGAGGCCATCAGAGGCGGAGGCCACGCGCCCGGATGCGTTTCCGATATGGTCGACACTGCAATGGAGTTTTCTAAACTTCTGCCGGCGGATGTAACAGATCCGCCGCGTCGAGAAACTCAGATACTACCTCCGACCAGCCCGATAGAGGCGTGAACGTCAAGAGCGCGAGCCCTTGCCGTACCATCAAGCGCATGAGCCCTTCGACCCATACATCCATCGGAGGTTCTTCATCGAGCATGAGCACGTCGATATCGGTAGCCTGAAACGCGCGCCGGCCCTCTTCGTAGCTTTTGAAGCGCAGCGAGGAGAGCCCGCCGGAGACGTGCCGTATTGTTAGCGTGTCTATCGCGTCCGAGAGCCCGCTCTTTCGCGTCGCCCGGAAAATATGGTCTCCAGGTATCAAGCCGGTTCCGAGATCGTTTAGCGGCCCTAATAACTTCAGTTGGAGTGAGTCGCGAACGACGGAGTTTTTCTCGCCCGCGATCCAGCCCGTAATCGGACCCGCGAAGCGCCGGCCGTGCCACCACGCCGGGAATAAGCCAGTGAGCCAGGCCGCCAGGCAATAGCAGCCGAGCTCCGACTTTCCGACCTTGTTTCCAGCGATGAATGCAACTTGATTCGCGAGGCGTGTTGCTTCCACGACTTGCATGTGTTTTGCGTAGAGCTCCCGGCGATACGGCCCATGATCCGGATACATGCGCGCAAATTTGTTGCGCGCCCGGCGCCGGCGTTCATTGAGGAGCTCCGCCAGCCGCGGCAGGTTGCGCGGGAGAACGTCTCGAGCTCGAGCGAGGTTCGCGTTTGAGGCCATTGTGCCAATAAACCGGCGCGTCACGATCGCGCACTATTCAGCATTATGCAATAGCGCGCGCCGGCGCTATGAGGCGAAGAAAGCGCGTAAGAAGTAGCTCGCCCGGTGAGCTACTTTTGAGTACCAAAAAACCTGTACAGACAATTTCAAAGCGCGGAACGCGCCCGGATTCAGCGACTTATGAAATTTGGTAGTCACAGGACGCCCACCGCGCTAGAGGAGAGGGATTGAATCGTACTCCGGGAGGCCGGCCGCGGGATTCGCCGCGCGCGTTTTCTTGTACGCTTCGGCCGGCAGGAAGCCGCTAGGAGTATGAACATTGCCGTCAAGATCGCGCCTCAGTTCGAGAGAAGAATCCAACTTTGGCCGTTCAGAGGCGCGACGGGAATTTTGACGGTTTCTTTTTAGTGCCCGCGCGGAGGCCCTTTTCTCGTTACCCTTGCGCCGTTCCGGTGTCCGTGACAATGGTATTCCTGTTCGGTTGCGTGTTCGGTTGCGTCCCCTCATCCGCCGGCGCCAGATCCGGCGAGTGATGCCGCACCGAGCCCGGATTCAGCGCCGGATTGTTCCCCGCCGGTTGTTCGGTTTGGTCGATCGAGATATGCGTAAACGGCCGCGGCGCCGCTTCGCCCGCCGGCAGAGTCGAGACGTTGATCAAGCGCGGAGGCGCCGGAACCTCGTCAGAGGGTACGCCGGCCGCTTCTTTCGCCAGGTCGAGTACCGCCCTATGATTCGAGTCGAGCGCATGCACCGAGCCAAAGAGCCCCGCCAGGTCGAGCGTTGGATGTTGTTGCTGTAGCGTCTCGAGGCCCGCGTTGATGTCCCTTAGCTGGTTTACGAGGTTCTCTTGAATCGTGATGAGGTTGTCCCGGTGTCGCTTTTGCCTTTGCGCCGGGTTCTGTTGTCCGGTGATCGAATCCATGTATATAGCTCCTAAAGAGTTGGTTACAAGTACTAAACAGACATCGAGGATAAGCGCCGCGAGCACGCCGGCCG